TCAGACTCATGACGGCGTGCCTTCATGGACTGAGATTTCTTACCATTGCGAGCACCCAGCGAATCATCGAGGCGTGCGTTGTAACCTTGCTTTTTCATGATTAGTTCAGAAAGTGTAAGTAAATCCAGTTTTGATACCCAGGTCGGAGTCACCAATATCCCAGCCATCAGCAGAGACAATAGCGAACTCACCGTACGCATCGACTTTGTCGGACAGTGCTACAGTAGCACCAACCTTACCGGACACCTTGGACTCAGTGCCGGAGCCATCAACGAACTCCAGAGCAGGACCACCTTGGACATACCAGGTAGCCTTCTCACCCAGCTCACCTTCATACCCAACGTGCTTCTCAACGAGGGTCGAGGTGTAATCTCCGGAAGAGAAACCAGAGTTAGCCTCCACGTTCACATAGGGACCGGCGAGGACGGGAGCTGCAGCGAACACAGCGGCGGTGGAAATAAGGATGGTTTTCATTATTCAAAGAAAGTGTTAGAAATTTCAAGACGTTGTGCGATGTCATTCCGGTAAGCCGGGTCAGCATCATAGCGTGGATCGGACATTGCTGCCACGACTTCAGCCTGTGAACGGAAAGGTTTAGTACCGCCCACGTCGGGAGCGTTCCTACCTGATAACATCCGTCCCTCATAGCCTGCATTCTCTTGGTATGTAGCCATGAGTCCCGCTACCATTAATTGAATGGCAGCAGGATCCCCATAGTCTACAACACTATCGAAGGCATCTATGTACTGAGCATCTGAGCATCTATATTTTCAGATGCCCAGCCGATGAGGTTTTCATACGCTTCTGCCCCACCGGCAAAGTTCTTAATAGAATCAATTTCATAGGGGTCAAGGTCATTGACTGGAGAATCAGTCATGTCCATACCAAGTTTAATCAATTCATCTGCGTCTAAGTTCTCAGCAAGAGCTTGGATGGTCTCTTCAGTTAGAGCACCATACTCGTCAATCTCATCCTGGATAATATCAAAGACTTCCTGAGTCAATTCAATTGAAGAGTCTTCATCATCGGAGTACTCATCTTCTTCGTAATACTCACCTTCCTCTTCTTCATAATCTTCACCACTATCTTCACCCATCTTCTGTTGAAGATTAAGGTAAGCTTGCTCAAGCTGCTCAGCATTCTCATACTTGCCAGCGAGCATCCGGTCTTCGGCTTCTGCTAGTTGTTCTCCTACCTGCAGTGAGTCCAGCTCATCAGGAGAGAACTCAGGTGCATCAGGATCAGCAGGATTGTAAGTAATTTCAGGCATCTTTCAATCCATTAGCAGAGATTACACGGAGGTTGCCGAGACCTACAGTCTCAACGAAGTCAGGGTCACGACCAATACGAGAAGGACTGTGCTGTTGCATAGCCATCTTACCATTGTTCTTGTCAATCTGACGTTGATCTTTAGTTTGTTCCTCGGCCACTACTGGACCTTTGGGATTTGTTTTAGGGGGTAGGCGCTTCTTGGGCTGCCTCTTCATTGGCTGATTCATTTTCTAGTTGCTCTTCTAGGGCGGGGTTTTTAGAAGGGTCATTCATGGGTGCGCCTGCCAATTGACCAGCTTGCTTAGTCATCTCAAGTTGCTCCTGCTGTTGCAGGTTCTGTTGCTTCTCTTGATCCAACTGTTGCTGTGTCTTGATCAGGTTCAATACATCAATACCCTGTGCCGCAGCAAGTCTCATAATATACTCACTACCATTCACATACTGTTGGATTGCTTCGGGACCCATGGTCTGAGCAATGGTTGTAAGGAAAGCAGTGAGTTGTTGAAAGTCTTGGCCGCGGCCAATAGCATTGATACCTGCGACGACTTGAGGTCGCACCATATCTTTAGGAATCTTAGGAAGCTGACCACTACGCTGGAGCACCATCATAGTACGCTTCAAATAAGGAACGAGGAACTCACTAGTCATCAGACTAAACAATCCCCCCAGGGACTGCTCCAATTCTAGTTGAGTAAGTCGTACCTCTTCTGCTGTAGTACGTTCAGACTGCCTCACGTTGAGGATCATGAACGCTTCTTGTAGTCGCTGAGTCAACTGCCCAATCATTTCATAGGCAGTCTTAAAGTCAGCGGTCTTACCTACTTGGACAACACCAACATCGTCAGGTCGTCCTTGTACAATAGCACCATTACCTGCATCGGCAATGGTTTGGGGTTTAGTTGTGGAGGATGGGGAGACAAGGAACACAACCTTAGCAGCGGCTGCACTCCCTTCAGTGATAGCTTTGGTTAGAGCTTCCAAAGACCTGAAGTCTCCTAGGAACTCTTCAACCCTACCACGTCCATAGTCCTCTCCATCAACTACATTATACCTTAGGGGAATCCATGGCGAAGCATCTTTAGGTGCAGTAGATCGGGAGCCAGGCAGGATTCTATCAAAGACCTCCTGATGCCAGATCCATTGGCTGCGATTCTTGTTCATGCGGACGTAGGTATACACCTCGACCTCCCCTGAAGCAGTGCTGTTTACAATACCCAACGATTCATTCGAGACAGGATTAGGTTTCTCGTCTATGAATCCCGGCGGGAGATCAGGCTCGAGCACTGAGCGAGCGATCAATTCTTTAGTTACAATCTCAACTACATTACCATCACCATCACGGTTAATTACAAACCTATTGAGTGGGAAGTTTTTCATACCATCCTTACCCATAAAGAGCAAAGCATTGCCACCAACAATTAAATGTTTAAAGGCAGCATGAATAACTACCCGATCGTTTTGATTGTTGATGTAATCCATGATCATCCTCTCAATCTTAGAGAAGGAAAGATCAAGTTCACTACGGATGGTAGGATCCATCTCCTCACCCAGCTTATCATCACGTACTTGTAGTTTAAAGAACGTGGTCTGAGGTGGGAGCACACTGAGCATCAGCTTGGCAGCGAGGTTAGTGACGCACTTAGCGCCCACTGATTGCCATGGTGTGATGAGACGTTTGTGTGTCTCAGTGTAATCACTATCGTATTTGATTAGGTAAGGTAGCGTGAGACGTGAAGCTTCCCTAGCGACATCAAGAAACATAGCCCTGATACCACGTAGAGTTTCATACCTTTCTCTTGCAATACCCATTAGATGTTAACCCCTCCACTGCCGGCAGGACTACCAGCACCAAAGTTCAAAGCACCTTCTCGGTTAATACGAAGCTGACCAGTACCTCTAGCCTGTTCCATCCGACGACGCTTAGATTTCTTTTTGATCTTCAGGTTCTCACCATCAGTATCATCTACCAGCTTACGAGGAGTCGTATTCTGAATAGGTTTAGGCATCGGCATTGGTTGTTGCTCAGGAGGCGCTGCATTCTGTTGCCGATAAGCTTGGTCTCTTTGTACAAGCTTCGCTTGGTTCTTACTTTTAGATAGCTTCTGAGCAGTTGCGGGATCGTATCCTTGAGCGATCCAATAATTAAATGAAGACATTAATTCATACGTTGTTGAAGCCACTCAACGACAGACCTTTGACCAGCTTTGTACATGATGGTTTCGATACTATCGGTAGGGCTAGGAGTAACGGGTGGAAAGTAACTATCAAGTTCACTGATGATAGCATTAGCTTGCATGCCGAACACTTCTAGTGTCCTAATCTCATGCGTATTGGGGGAGGTTGACATTGTTATGCTCGAAGAATGCTGGCATGCGTGCGGACTTGGTGACAGAAAGCTGAGGTGCTTTCCCTTCATACATCAAGCGGTCACTAGAATCCAGCCAGAATTTTTTCTGTAGAAATTTATCGGTCTCACTACCCTCAAGAGGTTCCATCACCCATGCGACAGTAGCTTTACGTAGCTTGTCGAGTGATGGGGACCAGGTGAGACCAAGCTCATTACATACCAGAGAGTTCGTGGCAACATGAATTTGCTCATCTCTTGAGATGTCAGCACTGAGAGATCTCAGACCAGCATCGCCACAGAATCGGAAGAACGGGAGGAGTACAAAGAAGACAGCTCTCTCAAGTACCATTGCCTTGAGTACGGTGTGGTCTGGATGGCTTTCCCAAGCTTG